ACACTTGCCGCCGCAGCACTAAATGTCCACGTTGCCGCTTTACGGACCTATTCGCGGTATTTACAGTCAGCCGGGAAGCTTCGACGATACTCTGTTCGTTGCCAGTGGCGGCAATCTCTACCGTGTGGATACTGACGAAACCATCACACTGATCGGAGCAATTCCAGCCCCTAGCCAGCTTACCGCTGTACGGATGGCCGCAACAAGTAATATAGGAGAGACTCCTGCTTTTCTGTTTGTCGCCGCAGGTTCAAGCCTAATGCTTTACGTCGAGGATGGATACGCTCTCGGCACTATTTCCGGTACGCCGGCCAATACTAACGTCGTGCGGATTGGCAGCATCTATTATTCTTTCACCAACGCAAGCGTTGACGCCGGCACACCGGCAGGGACGGCAGGAAGTCCGTGGTTGGTGGCTTTGGGTGCAAATGCTGCCGAAGCATGGGAGAACCTCGCAGACGCCATTGGTGCGACAGGCATTGCCGGTACACAATACAGCACTGCATTGACTGCACATACCGAAGTGCAATTGGCAAATTTCACCTCGACAGAAGTAGCCATTCGCTCGAACCTGATCGGTGCGCTCGGCAACGGAACTGTGACGACTGAAACAGGTGCCGCGATTGCTTGGGGTGCAGCTACGCTCACAGGCGGCGGCGACCCTTCATGGACGCAGGTAGCAACGCCGGATGACGTCGGTATAATCGACGTCGGCTATATTTCCTCTTACGTCGTAGTTATTCCAGCGCAAGGCCAAGGCATCAACGGACGATTTTATTGGATTGACCCAGGCGAGACTGTCATTGACGCGCTGGATTTTGCAACAGCCGAGCGCGCTCCCGATCCAATTTCAAATGTCGTGGTCTTTGGCGACCAATTCTGGCTTCCCGGCGCAAACACGACCGAAGTTTGGCGGTTCACTGGCGTTGATGATAGTCCAGTAATCCGGATGCAGGGTGTCGTTTTCGATAGAGGCGCATGGGAAGGAACAGCTATTCAAGTCAAAGATAGCATGATATTGGTTGATAATGGTGGAGCGGTTTTTCAGATTTCGGGAGGTCTGAAAAGAATATCGAGGCCGGATATAGAAGAACGCATCAGAGCATCTATCATGTATCAGGCTTCGCAAGCGTAAGGGGTTTTGAAATGTCTATTATCTTTGCAGATTTTCCAAGCGGCCAGCACGGTATATACGGGAGCTCCGCTTCGAATATGCTCAACGGCATTTGGGCAGGTCTGGAACAGTCTTTCTCCATCGCAAATGACCCTGACCCGAACATAGGTAGTCTCGGCAAAGTACTGGCATTAAATACCGATACTAGCGTCATTCCTACGCAAGCGAGCATTGCAATGCCTACGGTCGAGGATGTGATAGGTGTTGGTACACGCTTATGGCTGGAACGGCTCCCGTTCGGTTCAAACACGTCAGGAAAGCCTTTCATCCAATACCGCACCGGCTCGGATGCAGCAATTTGCTCTATCATGGTCAATCCGAACGGTGCCATTGAGGTACGTACAGGGACGCAGGCAGGAACTGTGGTAGGGACCAGCGGACCTGTAATCACCGCGAATGCGTGGCAGCATGTCGAGGTCAAGGTTCTGCGGGATGCGGCAGCAGGCACAATCGAAGTACGTGTTGAGGGCGTTGTCGCTCTCGCACTGACAGGCCTTGCATTGGGGGCCGTGGATATCGGCATTATCGCTCTGGAAATGGGGCAAATAGTCAGTGCCGTCGACTATACCGCTTACTGGAAAGATATCGTTTTTTGGGACGCCAACGGTTCTGTAGGCAATGATTTCCAAGGTTCGGTATCTGTCCGCGATCTTTACACCGATGCCGATATCGACCTGAACTGGACACCCTCGACAGGTTCGACAGGATGGGATTTACTCGACAAAACCTCCCCTGACGATACGACATATATCCAAGCCAGTGACCCTCCGCCGGATGCTGCCGTATTCAGCCTGACCGACCTCCCTATCGACGTCACCAGTGTGCGAGCACTGCTACCTATTTACCGTTCAGTAAAAACCGACGGCGGTGACTGTAATCTGCAAGTCGGATTGACTCCAAATAACGTCGATTGGGATGATGGTGCGGATACGCCAATAACGACAGCTTACACCTTCCGGTGGGATGTGTCGGAACTGTCTCCAGATACGGCAGCCCCTTGGACAATCACCGAAGTCAACTCGGCTTATGTGCGTATTGACCGGACGCTCTAATGACCGACGGGCGGGTTTCCCAATTAACTGTCAGAGGGGTGACAGAAGGCAACGACGCGAACGTTTCGCAGCTTGCTGTCCGTTCGGTATATAATTTCCCTTCCGAAGCGGCTCGGGTTTCCCAATTCGTCCTCCGCAGCTTTGATGAGCCTACTCCTCAAGCAAGAGTCAGTCAGTTTCTGGTCCGTGCAGTCATTCGTGGCCGCATAGCAAATCCGACTATTCGGGCATGGACATTTACTCTCGACCAGCACGATTATTACGTGTTGCGGTTGGGCGACGATTTGACTCTGGTTTACGACACCTATTCCGAGCAATGGATGGAGTGGGCTGACTTGAATTTTTCTCTTTGGCTGCTCTCTTGCGGAATTAACTGGATCGGAGGCCAAGGTCTAGCGCAAAACTACGGCAGCAATGTCGTGGTGGGCGACGATAATTACGGATTGCTATGGTTTCTCGATCCTGAACAGCCGTATGACCAGCACCCTCTTTCAGATAATCCAACGCAGGAAATCTATTTCGACAGAATTACGATGGGGCAGATGCCCATGACTGGGCGTGAAGTCCTACCTTGCTATGCCGCATGGCTTACGGCAGATATGGGCGACCCTGCTTATGAAGGTGCAGCCGTTACGATGGAAATCAGTGACGATGCAGGCGTGACGTTTACTGATGTAGGAAGCGTCGAAGTCACTATAGGTACAACTAACCCGCAACTATCGTGGTATTCTCTAGGTCAAATCGGCGCACCGGGACGACTGTTCAAAATCACTAATGACGGTGCAGTCGCTCGGATTGACTCACTCGAAATGAACGATCCGGACGACGACTGATGGCAGGCGATATTCAACCTCTTGACCAGAGCTTTGCAATCGTAAAGCCTGACGGAATGCCGACCGAATACTTTATCTGGTGGGCGCAGCAACGCCAGATTGATATTAAGCAAGGCATCACGGCAGCACAAGCGCAGCAGCTTATTGACGATTGGGCAGCGGACAGGGATATTTTTGCAGGGACAGGATTGGATGGCGGCGGTCCTCTTTCGGCAGATGTTACGATCGACCTTGCGGATACAGCAGTCACTCCAGGAACTTACGGCGATGCCTCTAATGTTGCTCAAATCACGATAGACCAGCAAGGGCGCATAACAGCAGCAGCAGATGTTGCAATATCAGGTGGAGGCGGGTCATCTTCATGGACATTGATAGACCAGACAGGCGCGGCAATAGTCAACGTGACCGTTACTATCACAATCGCTTCACCGGGCGTAGTGACGCTGACGGCGCACGGCTACGCAGCAAATCAGGCGGTGATATTCACCACAACAGGAGCGCTCCCTACCGGACTGACGGCAGGCACCGTCTATTATGTTCGCAATCCCACAGCCAATACATTTGAAGTTTCTGCGACCGTTGGCGGCGCGAGCATCAACACAACAGGCACGCAGTCAGGAACGCAATCGGTCCGTAAAGCGGCAACGTGGACATTTAGTGCTGCGGCGGCAAGTGTAAGCATTACCGGAATCACCGACTATTCAGACCTGATGTTCATCGCCCGAAACCTTACTTCATCGGGAGTAGGTAACAGGAACATAATTGCCAGTGTGAATAATGGCTCGTCATATTACAGCGCTTCGGGGGATTACGTATCTACAGGCAATAATGGGGTCGAGAGTAACGCCGCTGCATGGGCTATTCACGATACTTCATCGACAGGTGCCAGAAGTTTCTCTGGATTTATGCCCGCAGCAGGAGTTTTGGGAACGCCTAAATGGGCTTTAGGAATAGGCTCCGGCGCAAACCTTAACAGATATCTGGTGGCTTCTCTGGATCCTGTTAATGCCATTCAACTATCGTCGGGGTCGGGCAATCTGACGGGCGGAAACATCTACGTATTGAAGCGTTGACATTCCTAATTTCCTGATATATCCATGCGCGGTTCCCTCGCCATAGAGCGCCTTTCAGCATAGCCCAACGGGAACCTCGGGGCCATACTGACCAGGGGCGGAGGCGTGCAAAATCAGATCATCGAAGCGATAAATTCTTCACCTCTCAATAGAGGGCTGGACGGCGCTGCTTGGCTTTCAACCGCTGGTAATGTTCCGATCACTTTCGATAACGGCGATGTCGCACTGTTCGACGCCATGACGCCTTTCGTATTCGAGGTGCATATTCTTTTCAAATCAAGAGGCCGCGAAGCTGTCCGGAATCTCAAGGATGCCTTTCGGCAAATGTTCGAAAATCACGGCGCAGACCTGATTATGGGTTTGGTGCCTGATTTCCGTCGTGATGTAAAAATGGTTGCAAGATGGGCTGGCGGGAAATCTCAAGGCTTGCGTGACACGTCCGAAGGGCCGTGCGAATTATTTGTGCTGTCAAAAGCCATGTGGAGGAAAAATTAAGTGTCCTTTTTGAAACCGAAGCCCGCGACTTCCACGTCCGAGAACGTCAACAATTCGTTGATAACATCGACCTATGGCGGTCAGATGAATCAAGGCACCGGCGCGACGAATTTCCTGTCGCAGCTTCTCGGCGTCAGTCCTAGCGGCGTCTCCAGTGCAGCCAATTCCATAGGTAATGCCGCAAACGGTATCGCTGCCGCAGGCGGTGCGCAGCAGGGATACAACAACTATCTCCAGAACGCTGGATATGCTCCCGCAATGCGTCAAATGGCGCAAGGCGTCACAGGACAAGGTGCAGCATCCGGACTACTGAATTCAGGTTCGACTGCGAAGGCTTTGCAAACACGCGGCACCGAATTGAACCAGAGTTTCTTCAACAACTATTTGCAGCAGCTTCAAGGCTTGTCAGGGCTCGGATTGCAGGCTGGTGGCTTGGTCGCAAACACCGGACAAAAATCAAACAGCACAGGCGGCGGTCCATCGACAGCAGGCGCAATTGCATCGACCGTTGGAGGGTTAGCCTCTATTTTCTCCGACCGGCGTTTGAAGCAAGACATTAAGTTACATCGACGCGATCCTGACGGCTTGGGCTGGTATGAATTTTCCTATCTGTGGGAGCCTGCGAAACGTGTCCTTGGTGTCATGGCCGATGAAGTCGCTAAGTTGCGACCGAAGGCTCTCGGACCTGAACGCTTCGGCTATCAGACAGTCATTTACGGAGCGCTCTAATGGCTTTGGGATTTTCCAACATCTTGCAGGCAATTACAGGTAGCGGAGCAATGCGTCCAGCGCCTCAAGCTGTCACACCTGACCCAATGGCTTCAAACGTCATGCAGTCGCTCGGAGCCGTGCAACCTCCTGCACAGATGCTGCAACAGCCGGAAGCGCCTCGTGCGCGCCGCTCGCTTGTCGATACAATAGGCCGGATTGCCGACGTGTTTGCGAATGTCGGCGGTGCGCAGGCTCAATATCAGCCCTATCTCGACGCCAGAGAAGATCGCAGCATGGCGCAAGAAGATCGTACACGTCAAATCGATCTGGATGCACTGCGCAAGCAACAAGCCGAAATGCAATTGAAAACCGGCGGTATGGCTATCGACGGCGACGAACGTGCTCGCCTTGGTAGCGCTCTTGGAGCAATTGCAGGCAATCCCGACGCTGCAAACATGTGGCCTCAAATTGCAGAGCAACTGCAAATCTCTCCGGAGCGTGCGGCGCAAGTTGGTGAAATACTCGCCAAAAACCCTCAAGCGGCAGGCGTCTTTGCGCAGTCTTTGGGTTGGCAGCCTGAAAAACCACAAAGCCAATCAAAGGAAGTCCAGACTTACGGACTGCTTTTGAAAGAAGGCGGTCCTGAATTAGCCGACGCATATCTCCAAAGCATCGCAAATCCGGACAGTATGACACCTTATCAGCAGGCGATGCTCGGTAAGGCTATGCAGGCGTTTGATTTTGAAAAATTCAAATATGCCAATCCGCAGCCGACCGAAGCTATGCGTAATGAAGCCGCTGGACTTGGAAAAGGTGCAGGAGGCGATGACACGACTGCACGCAATCAGACAATTTACAACGCTCTCGATCAGGTCGAAGCCTCGCTGGAACCTCTGGAAAGCAAGGGTTGGACAGGCGCAGTCGGAGGCTTCGTGCCTGGAGTGTTCGACGAAGAAAGCGACATTTTTGACACCAATATCGCTGATTTGCGGCAGAGTATCCGTGGCATCACGAAACTCAAGGGCGACCAGATTACTGAATATGAAGCCAAGCAAATTGAGCGTATGTTGCCCTCTCGGACGCAGACACCTGCAGGCCGTCGTAAAGCGATTGCAAATATTCGTTCACGTATCGACACAATAGTCAATGCTGCGCCTGCGAAACAGACAGCACGTCCTGCTGCAAAACCACGCTATACACCGTCGCCGAACAGAAAACCTGTCCCGTCGGCTGGAAATGCAGCAGCCCTTGCCGAAGCACGCCGTCGCGGACTGATTAAGTAATGGACCCTATCTCGAACATTTTGCAGCTTCTTGCAAAGCCACTGCCTGCCGTCAAAAAAGCAGCAGGCAAGGCTGCGCCTAAAAAGGTACCTGTTTCGACGAAGAAGCAGGAAATTGCAAAAGTTGCCCGACAATCCCTATTTATGCAAAGTCTGCAAAAGGACGCGGACAATCTGAAAGCTACTTTCGCAGGCGCGGCGCGCTACGGCGTTCCGTTCGATTTAGTGAATCGTGCAGTCGCAGCCGGCCGTGATCTTGTAGGCTACGGCACCGAAGACACTGTCGGATGGGACCAAAAGAATTTTGACCGTAATCTAGCCTCCATTCGTAAAAACCAAGATGCTGCCATAGAGAAATCCTACGTCGGGGCAGGCGTAGGTGCTTTGGGTGGGATGCTGGCAAGTGGCGGCGCACTGACCAAAGGCATTCAAGCCACAGGTAATATATTATCCCGTATTCCAGCACTTGAAAAAGTCGGTAAAGTCGTTGCCGGTTCGCAGACATTGCGGGCTGGTGAAAAAGCCAAGAACCTTGCCAAGCTGGCAGGAACAGGTGCAGTCATCGGTGCGGGGGAAGGCACTGTGGCTGGGGGCGATATCGGCGACGTAGCGAAAGCTGCGGGTATCGGAGCGGTGGCTGCACCTGTAGCAGTAGGGGCGATGAAAGGTCTTGGCTATATCAGCCGTCCTGCTATTGACCTGTTCAGCAAGTCCAACTACGGTCAAATCCTTCGCCGTGTCACCGATGCCAGTGCAGAGGAAATGCAGGCAGCGCGCGCCGCGTACAAGACACAGACCAACGGTGCAGAACCTACATTGTTTGAGATACTGCCCAAGGGCGACCGTGACCGGATTTCCAAGCTGATAGGCGGCACAGCACCAAAGGTTCAGGAGCAAGCCGCAGAAGCCATTCAGCAACGCGCGCGTAATGTCGAGGGCGAAATGCTCAATGTCGTCGATGATGCCGTTGCACCGCGCGTCAGCAAGATAGAGCAAGGTCTTGCAAACAATTTAGCGTCGTCACGCAAAGACATTGCTCCAACGCCTGATGAAGCTGCATTGGCCTCCCAAGCTACCCGTTCGCCGCTGGACCTTGAAATATTGCGCAGCACCGAAGCAGGCAACATCATGCGTCCTATCGACGATTTGCCTGCCTATAAAGCTGTCGAAGATTTGTTTCCTGCAACGCCTGAATTGCAGAAGGGCGGCAAAATCAAATATGTCGTTTCCGATCCCGAAGTCGCAAAGATGATTAAGGATGCAGCAGGCGTTTTGCGGTTGAGCAAAGAACTCACTGTGGATAATATTCACAAGATCGTGAAAAGTCTGGAAGGTCGCGTAAAAGCCAACGGCACCGACGCAAATGCAGCACAACGCGCAATCAATCATATCGAAGATACTTTTGCAATCGACCATCCCGCAGCAGCCGCAGCGATGACTCAAATGAAGGGTGCGTATGCCGGCAAGAGCCGAGCACTATCCGGATTTGATGAAGGAAAGTTGAGCCGCACGCGCGAGCAGTTTTCCGGCAAGAAGCAGACAGGTATCGACGTTTATGATACTCCAGAAGGTGCGGCAGGTCGCACGCTCGGACAGACCGCCGCACTACGTGAAAGTTTCTCCGGCACACCGCAGGACGCCATGCGTGGCGTCGGAAAGCTGGCCGAAGATACCGGATTGCAGCGTGCAGTCGCTGAAAATATAGATACTGCCGCAGCCGAAAAACTGACGCAGGCAGCACGCGCACAGGAAGCAGGACTTCGCGCGCTCGGAGACGCTCGCAAGGCTTCGGAACGCAAGATTGAAGAAGCGGATATTTCTGTGCTCGGCGATGCCATGTTGGCGTTCAATCCGGCATCCTTCCCTCTCACTCGGGCAGCAGCCGTTGCACGCCTTATCAAGATCCCGACTTTGGGCGAGAAGAAGGCTGGATATCTCGTTGACAGGCTATTCTCGCAAGACCCTGCACTGATACGCCAAGGTATTGCTTTGCTCAATAATTCGAGCCGTCAGGCGCGTGAAGCTTTGCTCGACATATCCGCAGCAGTTGTCGGAGCCTCGCAGGCTGGAGCCGTAGCGAATGACGTCAATCTGATTGGCGAAGAAAACGAACCTATGCCCACCGACGGTGCAGAGCCTGACTATACCCAAATGTCAGATGAAGAATTGATGCAGCAAATCGAAGGCGGCGAACCTGATTACAGCACAATGTCCGATGAAGAATTGATGCAACAAATCAGCAGCGAGCAGGTTGATACACCGTATGGCGCGCAAGTTGTTCAGGCTGTGTTTCCGGATGCCGAGATAACTGATTCCGTGCGCGATCCGAATAGCGACCTTGGACGTAAAAATCCAAGCAGCTACCATGTTCAAGGTGACGGTGCGGTTGATGTTCGACCGATACCAGGTGTAACTTTCGAGGAATTTGTAGGCAAGCTGCAAGGTGAAGGGTATGAAATCATCCAAGCCATCGACGAAGTGAAAAACCCGAGCGGCCATGCAACCGGCCCTCACTGGCACGTAGTTTTCGCATAAAGGATATTTTATATGTTCGATAATATCTATCACATCCCGGTAACGGCGCAACCGCCTAACCCGCCTCCAATCCCTCCACCGCCTCCCCCTCCACCGCCCAGCCCACCGACGGTGCCGGAATAATGTGGTTCGGTGCAATGATTGCCCTGCTCGTATTCATGCTGATGCAGCGTGCGAGTGACGGTTGGCCTGCCCATAAGCTGCGGACATGGGGTGCCATGTTCGGGAGCAGTCTGCTTGCGTGGGCAATCCCGAACATCCCCTTAATCTGGCTTATTGCCTGCTTCATAATCATAGATACGCTTGCCGGTTTCGTCGTGATGGTGCGACCAGCGGGCGCTGCACAAAAAGCCATTGGCTTCTTTTACTTTATTATGCTATTACAGCACATTGCAGTAGCAATAGCGTCGTTAAGCGGTCCAGTAAACACGACATCATATCAAGCAAGTTTGGTCTTCGCGGGATGGTCACAATTTGCGATACTCTTGGCATGGAGTGGCTGGGATGTGGGAAGGTTTACTTTGCATAGGATTGGGCTTTTCGGGACTCCTGATATTGTTGCGCCGCTTAAAGGAAAAAGCTGATGAAACCGGACGAGAATAAGCACTGGCTTGTGGAACAGATGGAAAGGCACCTGTTCACTATTCTCGTCGGTGGTGTGATGGTATATTCGACATTTCAAGGTGCGGACCACAACACCTCGAAAGATATTTCGCAGATAAATACAAAGCTGGATAATCTCGGATCGTTGCCGCAGAAAATCGACGCGATATATTTGCGCGTGTGCCGGTTGGAGGCCAATGCTCAATTGGGAGACTGTAAGTAATAAACTATTAATTACCGGAGAAATAATATGAACAGGGCAGCGTTTTACGATCACGTTCGAGCAAAGCTAGGGCGGCTATCTCCTTTACAGGTTTCGGGATTTGAAGCCGTCCTGAATGTCCTCGACGGACTGCCGCTGTCGTGGCAGGCTTATGCTCTGGCGACATGCTGGCATGAAACAAACAAGACAATGCTGCCTGTTCGGGAAGCCTATTGGGTTTCTGAAAACTGGCGCAAAAAGAACCTGCGGTATTGGCCTCACTACGGTCGAGGTTATGTGCAGCTTACTTGGGACTATAATTACAAGAAAGCGGATGAAGAATTAGGATTGGGCGGCAGTCTCGTCGCTAATCTCGACCGTGCGATGGAGCCTGAAATCGCCGCCAAGATATTGCGCTTCGGCATGGTCGAGGGCTGGTTCACCGGCAAGAAATTTTCGACCTATCTGCCTTTGACGGGCGTTGCCAAGAAAACGCAATATATCGCTGCTCGCCGCATCATCAACGGTCTGGACAAAGCGGACCTGATTGAAGATTATGCGCAAATATTCGAGCGAGGATTACGCAACGGAGGCTTGACATGAACAACGGGGCTCGGGAAGGAATGGCTTTCGCAGTCGTAGCATTGTTCGCTTATGCGTTCTGGCGTAACCCATCGGAGCAGCTTATGCTCGGCGCAATCATCGCAGCATTCACAACAGCCATCGGCTTCTATCTCGGAGGCTCAAAGGTCGGCAGCGACACAGCAACAAAGAATGCCGACACGCTGACAGCTATCGGAGCCAATGCTTCCGTGCCGACTGCATCGGGCAAGTCGGATGATCCGGTTCACGTCACTGACGATACGCTTGACTTAACAGGCGCAGAGGCGAGGCCATGATACCTATCCCGTATCTCGCCCAAGCCAAAGCTGCACTGCGCTTCCTGCCCTATGTCGGAATTGCCGTTGCCCTGCTTTGGGGTACGTTCCAGATGATTGAGAAGCGGCACTTCCAGAAGCTGTTCTACGGCGAGCAGAAAGCACACACGCAAACCAAAGAGCGCTATAGCGCTATTCAGGCTCAAGCGCAGATAATCAACAAAATTGAAGTCGAGCGCATTGAGCGCGAATATGCCGAAATAGGTAAAGAGTCGGAAAGGAAATATAATGCGCTACTTGCTGATAATCGTGCCGCTGTTGCTCGCTTCGTGCGGTCCAAAGCCACTAAAGGTTCTGCCCAAAGCGCCGGAACAGGCAGCGCCGCCGAAATGCCCACCGGAGTTGTGCAAGATCCCGCAGAAACCGCAGTTCTTGTTAGTGACCTAAAAATCGCCGCAGATAACTATAGCCAGCTTGTAGCCCTGATAGAGTGGGCAAAGGAAGTAGGTGAGGTTGAGACGGAGACAGATGCAGTTCAGGAATAGCCAATAGGTCAGCTTTTGGTTTTGCGAATCCGTCCTCTCTGAACAGGTCCGTATATCTACCTATTGCCAGTGACCGACCAACAATCGCCTGAAAGGTCAATGGGTCAAACCACAGGTCTTTGTCAAAATCGGCTGGTAGCGTCACAGCAAATACTTCCTTCCATAAAGAGCCAATAACGCAGCTTCGGCGCGGCCGTCATCTTTGACCCGGCCGACATGCCCAACGCACGCAGGTAGCAGTACAGTGCATTTTTCACGACTGGCACCCTTGCTCGAATTGAGCAGCCCCATCTTGCCTTTCCAGACTGCCGGCGTAGGGAATTCCAATATTGCGTTTGTCGATGCCGCGATAGCGTGAACAAAGCCAAGTGTCCTGCCGAACGTGAACATCGACGTCACGCCCTGTCCCGGTCGCGCGCTGACGTCCTCGATCACGATAAGCCCGACACCGGCAAAATCCAGTGCGCTGCGCCATTCCCGATCCCATTGCTTCCAAGCAGGCTTGTCCTTGCCTTTCAGCTTGACCGTCGGCACGTCGAAAAACTGCACAGCATTATCCGGATAGAGGATTGCCATCGCTCCGGACTTGCCCGGGTCGATTCCTGCAATGATTTCAGAACGGGCAGTCATCTGCATTCTCCATATCAAGCAAAAACGGTTTCAACCATTCAGGCGGTGAAAAATAAGGTATTTCGGGAACCTCTCGCACAGTTGCAGAGTAGTCCTTTAACCCTTTTGAGACAAACAACCAATGCTGCCGTGTATCGAGGTTCTGGAAAGCGCGACCTGGGCGAATGTCCCGAAGCAACGTGTTAATGGCATTTGTCTGTGGCTCCAAATGCTGCACGCAAAGTGTTGATGGACCACAGGGGCAATTATGGTCGACCTGCCATCCGGTGATTTCCAGACCATGAATATGCATCGCAGCCCATCGATGAGCGAACCAGCGTTTACCTTCAAACCAAAAGCTTCCGTAGGGCTGATGATGTCCATGTCCCGACGTCGTGCCTCCCACCCACATGACGCAGCCGGTAGCAGCATCAAACGCGCACTTTTCCGCGAAGCGTTCAAGCGGAGTTTTGTCAGGCCAGCGCGGCATTACTTGCGATATCTTTCCATGACTTCGACCTCTGCCTTCACTCGGAATTTCCGTTCGAGTGCCCAAGGCTCGATATCTTCCATGATTTGCTTGACGGTCGCAGCCAGATCAGGCCGATCCTTTTCCTCGAACACCAGTTCGTCATGCACCTTGAAGATTGTATTGAGTCCCGCAGCTTCGGCACGCTTCATTGCGCCGATCATCAACTCCCGAGCGCTGCCCTGTATGCAGTCAGCCGTTATCATGCCGTGCCAAGCCATGTGCCGCCTGAACCGCTTGCCCTGATAGGACATGAAGGTCCACGAGGGCCGTTCTTCGACTGTGCCGGGAATAACGCTCGTGGCCTTGCGAGGGCGATGATACCAGATTTTCTTGCCGTTCGGCAGGCGCATAGTCAGGAAGTCGTTTTCCTTGCGGAATTCGATGCCTGAATAGGAGTAGGCTTTGGCGTGATTGCACCACACAGCCTGCACGCTCGCCTCGAACAAACCGTACCAGAATTTCGGCACGTTTGGTGCAAAGTCTTTCCTGTATGAGTTGATCGCCATCATCGCTAGGTCGATGCTGTCTTTCGGTGCGAACCTAGCACGGAAGCCTACAGGACCAAGCCCGTAGCCGCTCCCGAGCACTGTCGCTTTTCCGATTGCGCCTTCTTTGTGAAATTCAGGCAGTTTCCGGTTGATTGGCTTCTTGAATATCAAGGATGCCATTTCGGAATAGATATCTTGCCCCGAGTGCATCTGTTCCACCCTATCATGTTGTCCAGCCATTGAAAGCAGGTTGCGAGCCTCGACGGCTGCAAAGTCTCCTGCGCATAGCACCTTGCCCTTCTCCGGCACGATACAGGACCGTAGCGACGATATAATGGCAGTGAATATGTCCGGACCCCATAACTCCCTGATAGTGTCCACATTGCGCGTCAGGATTGCGTCGGCGAGGATATCGGCGGTCAGTCCCTGCCTGTCGCCGATTTCACCTCTTGGGTAGTTCTGGATTTGAATGAGTCTGCCGACGTCGCGTCCCGTTCTAGCACCGTGATATTGGGTAGCGTAGCGGACACGTCCGTCGTTTCCGGCGCATTGCAGCATCCGCTCAAGCTTCGCTACGCTGGAGGATGCCAGAGAGCGCCGCAGCGTGATGACTTCGTGAACGTGATAGGGTAGAGGTTCGGAGAATTCCTCGACGCCGAATTCATCGTCAGGATCGAGAATTGCGTTCAGGGTTTCTTTCCGCATATCGCCAAGCGGCACGCCCTGATCATTTACCCAATTCAGCACCTTTTCACGCTGCGTCGGCTTCAATCCTGTCAACTCGCGGAAGCGCTCGACCATCGGCACACGCACCTGTTCGAGAACATCGATACAGGCATGGACGAATTCAGTGTCGATCCTGATACCGCGCTGGTTGATTTTCTGGTCGATAATCCATGTTTGGCGTTCGGCAGGACCAAGGCCTTTCGTTGCTTGATACAAGCCCCATTGTGCCTCGCAGTCAGTCGCACCGTATTCAGCCAATCGCGCTATGTTTTCTGACGTGTGGTGACTCCAACCTCCGTGACGATCCGGCTTGCACATTTGTAGCATCAGCCGGTGGCCGTCCATATCTTTACGAATAGGCAATTCTAGCGCCGTCACAGCAGCGTCAAGGCCGAGAGGCAGACCTTTCATGCCTGATACTGCCATCGTGTCGTGCCAGCGCTCAGGAGGCATCGGTGGATAGCCAAGAGGCTCCATGTGAAAGCGCCACATCGCCATTTCAAAACCGGCATTTTGTGCTGAAAATATGATGTTTGGATCGCGGGCCAGTTCGAGCAATTCTACATCTACTTTGTGAATGTCGCGCTCTAATATCACTCGGGTCGGTAGCGGCCTTCCGTCAATCGCTACCTTGATTTGTACCATGAGCATGAATGTGGACATATCCGCAGCATATTTCCATGCACCGATCTTCAACAGGTCCGCACGGCTTGCTGTTTCGAAATCTAGTGTGACCATTTTCACGAGCCGAATATCCTCCGCCAAATCGAGGGCTTCTGCATGGGTTGCAATTTTCCGTCACGGCGCAGCTTCATTCCGTTGGTGCGCTCGACCTTGAAGCCGCTGCGAGTGTCGTAGTGCTTGACTGCACCTGTATATGTTCTGTGGCCGGTCATAATGGAGCCTCCGGTACGAGAATTTTCAGCATCTGAATGAAATGCCGAACGTCGATTTCGTAGCGAGCCTTTTCCACATTACGTTCGCTATGGACGACTTGGACGATTATGTTTGCCCCTTCTCTAGTGAAATGAAGCATGTCCAAATATTTCGGCGCATCAGTAGCCGGAAATTGAATCTCGATTTTCATAATCATTTCTCCTGCAAGGGTTGGCAGACGTTTCGCATCCGGTCTGCCAGCGGATTAGTAAACTGCGCACCAACGCAGCGGCGAAACTTAAAACTGTGCTTCTTCCTCGACTTCGCCGACCGTTCCGGCCTGCGGAGCATTGGCGAGAGGATCAATATCGGAATATCCAGCAAAGCCGCCGAATACTTCGTTATTGCCCGGACCGCCGCTGCCTCCTGCAATCCGCTCACCCTTGCGGACGAACAGGCAGTTTTGCAAGTAAGCAGTCACGCCATCCTTGGCATCGAGCGTTTTGCGCCGAAACGGCTTGAAAGCCAGTGCAGGCACGACATAAGCACCAGGATAGAACAAGTCCTTGCCAGCTTGCGCCTTGGCATGTTCTTCGTCGGGAATGTCGATCACCTTGCCCGCTTCGAGCCGTGCCAGCGACACGTCGAATTGCGATGATGCAGTCAAAATACCTGCATAGGGCTTATAGAGTTCGGCACGCTTTTGAGCCTTTTCCATAATCTTGAATGCTTCGTCGCTGCCTTTGCCCTGTGCATCCAGTTCAGCTTTCTGGATTGCTCGCTTACCGGCAGTTTCCCCACCCATGCAGGCGAGATAATAGTCAGTCGGGTTGCCCGAAAAGCTGCCAAGTTCTGCCTTGATTGCACGCACCATGATTCCGACAACAGCGTCGAAATCTTCTTTCTCAAGCCCGAATGTGCCGGAGAATTTAGGTGTCGCACCCATGACATTGCGCGGTGCCGACTTCGCCGTGATTGACGAGTAAAGCAGCCGTGCAGGCTTGACGAGAGTATAACGTTCAGTATCAGCCATTGTTACTTCCTTTTGTCCCTGTTGAAATTTTCCATATCATCGCGGGGACGCAGCGATGACAGGAATTCTTAGAAGCCTTGTTCTTCATAGGATGCAGCGTGCTGCGTGAAAACATTCGCATTGGTGCGTGGTTTTGCTTCCGGTCGTGGATCGGACAGAGGTGCAACAGACAAGGCGTTGCTTTCAGGCTTGTAACCATATTCCAATGCCATTTCCTTGCCGCGACTGGACAGTTTCTCGATTGCCGCAGGTGTTTTGATTTCCTTCGGTTTGTAAGCTGCCTCACCAAATGCTGCCTGCAATGCTGCCGACGCCCCTGGCTTCCAGACACGGTTCACGCGCTTTTCAACCAGCTTGGCACTCGGGATATTGCTGCCGCCAATCAGGCGAGCCCGCACAGTTTCTTCCAGAGCATTCATGAAGCGGCGTGCATATTCACGCTGCGAGTAATAATGATCAAGTTCGGTATCTGTAAGCATGACAATAAAATCCTCACTAGCTTCTGCAAATTCCCTGAACGCGCGCTGCATCACCATGCAGTCAAGCAGAACAGGGCAAAATTGACAATGTGTTCCGGCGACATAATCGACTTCGGAAATTAAAAAATGCCGGTTAGTCAAAGCGAACATGCGTGGCAGCAGGACATTATGTCCCCAATCCAGCACTTCGCCCAATGTCGTTATCCAGACGTCAGGTTCCTCGAACACGCCGTAGAAGTTCGGCTGCACGATCCCGAGATTGACAGGCAGGTCACGCGGTGCTTTCTGTAACGCTTCGTCCGACATTATCATCAGGAAGGCATAATAGAGCAACTGTCTGTTACCTGCCGCAGCTACGCCGATGCCTGCACCGTTCTTATAGTCGCGCAGATAAACACCGTCCGACAATGACCAGAAGCCAAAGTCAACCGTGCCTTTGAACAGTGGGTGGATATGTGGCGCTTTGATAGTGGTTTCGAGTAGTATCGTTCCACGATCTTTACGCTCTGCGATGATTTTCATGCAAGCGTTGAAATATATCTGCACAGCGTCGAGGTCGATGCCGTCAGGCCAGCCGACGAGATAGCCACCGAATTCTTCTCCAAGATATTCGTAAGGTTCAACACCTTCAGATAATGCCGTCGCTCCGAGTTCGTGCGCAGCAGTGCCAAGCTTGGCATATTCGCTTTCGATGTTCTCGTATTCGCCATCTTCAATTTGTTCACGCTGGACCAAAAAGGAGGCTGCGCAGGTCATGAACCTGTGCGCGGCTGAACCACCTAGCGGGGAGTGTTCGAGTTCAATCATAGGTCAAACTCCGCAACCGCCGGCAGGTCGCACCAGTGCGTCGGTTTATCCACCCAAACGCTGTAATAGCAAGTGTCTTGAACGTCAAAGCGACTGCCACTTTTTTGAACCTTGATAGGTTCTGTTACGGGTTCGGCAGAGTGAAGTTCGGTTTCAAGAGTGCCGCCACAAACGAGAACGCTTTTGTCCTCGGGACAGGTCGAAATGTCTTTCCATTTCTTAGCCATTAATAATTCCTAAAGCTACATCGTTGTTTCATCGTGGTTGGCGCAGATATACCGCTGCGCCGCCGGTTGCGACCCGAGAGGATCAGCCTGCGAATTCAATTCCTGCCTTGGCTTCGACAGCTTTAGCGAAATCTTCGCGGTTGTCCTCGGGAATATTACGGCTGTGAGCAACTTCACCTTCCGGCGTGAATTGCACAATGATTTCCTTCACAGGAGTAGGGTCGCCGAGTTTCTGCGCTGCCTGATTGCACAGCTTGCCAAGGTCGGCATCTGTCCATTTGCGGGCAGGGATAGAAGCCACTGCTTCTTCCTCGACGGCAGCGGTTGCAGCATCGGCCGCACGGAAAGCTGCAAATTCGTCATCTTCATCGGTCGAAGTTGCCGGCGTCGGTACAGCTTCCGTCGCTACAGAGGCGGCTGGTTGGGTTTCCGTGCCAGAAGTCGTCGTGGAAGTGGCTTCCTCGATTGGAAATCCCGGCATCGCCGCAGGACGTGTCACGCCCGGCTTCATGCGCCACAGGCCATCCTTCGTGGTGCCTTTAGTCGTCGCGTGCAGCAATTCGCTCCAAGGATGACCGTGCGCGTCGACTTCGGGTGATCCGATGTCAACGGCAGCTTCGACGGCTGTTCCTGTTTCAGGCCGAGTTTGATCGACTACAGTTTCAACGGTATCCAAATTTCGCAATGTACCAAATTTCGGAGACGCGATAGCACCCCCTTTTGGGAGTTCTTTAAGCGGGTCCGCAATTGAAATTGTGTTCAGGGACACTCCCGCCAGTGCTGCGTAAACTGCACGCAATTCGGTTGCGTTCATTACAACAACGCTGACATGCATCGGCCAGCAGCTATAAGAGGATACGGCTTCATTTTCGTTTTGCATTTTTCAATTTCCTTTTTCGTCTAAAACATGATGAATGACATTCATCTTCTCGATTGCCCGAACCAGTATTTTTTCAGAGATAGATCCAGGCGCTACAAAAATCTCCGCACTAACGACGTTTTCTTGTCCGAAGCGATCTAAGCGGGAAACGGCTTGTTCATTCTGCGCCGGCACCCAATCAGGCTCTGCAAGATAACACCGGG